ATTAGACAGAATCGATGAGTATTAGACAGAAAGCCTCAGAGGCCAGTAACGACGGGCTTTCTAGCCACACTCCGATGATGCAGCAGTAGTGTAAGAATCATGCCGCAGGCCGCGCAGAATCAGCGCTTCAGCGATTATCTGTCTAAAATACAACCGTTACATAGCGCCTCTACAGGCCAGTAACTGCGCGGCACGCCGACCTAGTATTAGACAGCCATGGAGGCATGATGCCCGTCCGAATCATCGTCTGCGGAGGCCGCGACTACGCCGACCGCGCCCGCGTTTTCGAAGTGCTCGACCACATCCTGCTCACTCGTGGCATTAGCGAGATCATCCAGGGCGAAGCGCCTGGCGCCGATCGCTGGGCTCGTGAATGGGCATTGAACCGCGACGTGAAGCTGACACGCTGCCGGGCCGAATGGGAGAAGCACGGCAAGCGCGCCGGCCCAATCCGGAATCGGCAGATGCTCGAGCTGAAACCCGATGGCGTGGTCGCCTTCGACACGGGCGGCCCAGGCACTCGCGACATGATCACCGCAGCACAGGAGGCCGGAGTCCCGGTCTACCGTCCTCGCCCGTCCGGGCAACTCTAATCCCCCTTCATCGCGTCATACGCTTTCTCGCACGCAGAGCCAGCTATTCCTCGCTCGTCGGCGACTCCAGCATAGAGTTGAGCAGCCTCTCCAACCCTGCCGAGCACGTCGGCTCGCACTCGGGCGGCGCCTTCGGCTGCCTGGCTGAGCTGAGCAGTGATGGCATTGCCGGCGTCACGACTGCGCTGCTCAGATGCTGCGAGGCGCAACTTGAGCCGCTCAAGAGCACTACCAGCGCGCTCAGCATCAGTACGCGCTGCAGCCAGTTGTTCCTGTGCCTCTGCATCTGCTTTCTCCGTCGCGGCCTGGCGCCGCTGGTTTTCCTGAATAACGAACAGCGCAGCGCGGCGGTCGCGCTCGCTGACTTCGGTGCGGTAGTCGGCAAGATCGGCCTGTGCCTTCGAGGCTACAGACTGCGCCGATAGCACACGGATCTGCTGCCCGCCGGCCACAACAGTCAGAGCGAGCACCCACCAGGCCCAGCTGGGCACGAGTTTCAGCCAGGCGGTCATCGCATCACCTCGCGCACGGCCGCAGCGAATCGAGCTGGCCAGCGCTCCGGATGGGGCTTGCCCGGGCGCCAAGTGCGCTCATACAGCGCCCAACCGCCAGCGGCGTCGTGCTCGCCTGGCAGCGGCTTCGGATCTGTCCAGAGCAAAAGCCGGCCGAAGGCAAACGCCAGCACGTCATCACGCTCGAGCGCTGCCCAAACGGCCGCAGGCTCCGGCGCAACTCCGCGCGCCGCACACACTCGGCGGGCATGGTCGCGGCTTGACGGGTGACTCAGCACGCCGCGCACGCCACCGCCCTGCTCGAACTGCAGCAGCCCGCGGGCCGGGCCGGTCGGCCACTGGCGGCGCCGCTGCTCCGGGTCTTCCTGCTGCGTGATAGCCAGCAACATGATCTCGGCCTCTCGGCTCGACATTCGCGCAGGCAGCATCGCGAGAGCGGGCGCTATGGCTCGCTCCCGTATTTCAGAGAGGGTCATGGGAAATCCTTTCAGGAAAAAAGAAGCCCGCTCAGTGGCGGGGCTTGGATTGATGGCGGGATGCACCGCCTAGACGAGTGCCGGCGAATATGTGACCAGCGGGGTTTTCGTGCGCGATGGCGCCTGCCGCCACGCGACGAGCGTGACGGTGGCGTCACCAGGGCTTCTTAGCGGATATCTACGGCAGTAGCACCAGGCCCATACTCGTTTACAAGCCTGTCGCTACTACTCTCGGTCTGCGGGTTGTACACAAAGAGGGTTGCTATCGTTCCCTCTTGCTGCGCATTGGCGGCATAAACCGGACGACCGTCGGATACTGGCATCGAATAGCACGTATCGAACCTGCCTTCCGCGTTTCGCCCCTGGCCCGAGAGCACGGCGAACCCCCCCGCATACGTTTTGCTAGACAGCGTGTCGACCCTGGCGGGAATGCTCTCGCAGCGCGTATGCAGGACTATTGCCCCGAATGCTGGCGTTGAACTACCTGCGCCGTTATATCGAAGTGAAGTCCCATCAACCCACCCTTTATGGTCCTCGTGATGACTAACGCCATCATCGCCATTTGACCATGACCGCCCGCCTCGAATAACCCCAGCCCCACTATAGTGGAGGTTCATTCCATCCAACCCATTACTTATCGCATCGCATGACACAACCTCGTAATCGGTGTTATCGATAGCGAACCCCATCGACTTATTGGCGTGCGATCCGCATGAATGGAGTGCTACATACGGGCCGCCAGAGTCTACCGGCACGTACCCACCTGGCCGAATCACACTCCAGCCGTTGGTTTTAGTGGCATAAACCTCTACACCAACAGCTCTCAAATTTGCCTGTGTAACAGATCTGATGCCAGCGTCCATTTCGGTGACATAAATGTAAGCCGTCGCGGTCCCGAGAGCACCGCCTTCACTGAAGTAGAGTCTCTTCGCGGCATAGTCATAGTAGTGAGTTCGCGGCGTCGTTTTCACTGCCGCCAAGCTTGCTGCGGGAGTCGATATGTAGCGAAGCACTGAGTGGTTGCGCCCACTCGGCACAATGTAGGAGACAAATGGTTGCTTTGTTCAGGCTCTTATATCTGTATCGTAGTTTGTTGCCCAGTCATAAGGGGCAGAGTAATAGATAACCGAACTCTCTGTGTGCTTTGTCCAGGTTGAAGTTGAAAGCTCCTTACCACCTAGAATCCTAGCCTGGCCGCCGACTGCCACAAGCGTAACGTCTTCTGTCACGTTGAGGGCAAATTGCTTCCGGGGCAGGTAATAGTCTCCAGCAGAAAGCGCTACTTTATTCGCATACCCTTTGCCATGGATCCTGTCTGCGTAAAAATCTAGCGAATAAGGCGGAAACAAAACATCGCCGCCACCATCTGGTGCCACGTCTACCCGTGACGGCCCGGTGAAAGCACCTTCGGCAGTGCCATCCGATAGCTGAACCCGACTTGCTATGTCGCCCAGCCTGGATGGCAGTTTTACAGTGGCTGCTTTTGCAGCCCAAGACGAAAACCTGGGAAATAGATTGAACAGGTCCCGACCCAATATTTTAGGGCCCTGTCGCGCGACAATCGATTTGATCGCGAGGCTCGCATCTGTTGACGCGTTCATTCGCAGGCTTACCGCAAGATAAGGGGAAGTGACGTTTGCCGACGGGACCGTCACTCGAACGCGGCTTCCATCAACAGATACTGTTATCGCGGATATTCCCGCGGGTGATCCGCGATCGGCATTCTGACATCCAACCGCCGCCGCATGTATTTGCGATGCGCTGGTGATCCCGATAGCGCTCGCGGTCGTGTCAATATCGAATTCTACTACCGCGTCCTGCCCCGAAGAGACAGGAAAGATTACTTCCGCATATTGCAGTTCCGACGCTTGGCGAGCAAACAACAGCCTCGCGGGCGCGTATGAAATTTCCGCCGCGATCTGCGCGGAGGTGTATCTCTGCGATGGCAAGCTGGCATGCAGGCTTCCCCAGCCCTGCCGCTCGAACAGCCGCTCAAGCGAAGACCCGTTCCAGATGAAATTCCCGACGTTTGTTACTCTGTACAGCTGATCGGTTTTCAGCCTCGAAGAAGGCACCGCCTGCAGGTCTGCCATGTTTTGATAAACGACTATGCTACGACCGACAAGTGAGGCGCCGTAGTCGGCATCTCGCAGCTGCTGGCGAAGAACTCCATCACCTACTGAGACGAAGTCCGGCCCTTCTGCGGACCAGTCCCCCGTCAGCGTGTACGGAAGATCTAATCTTGCCGAAGCCCTGTATAGCTCGCCATCTTTGCGGAAGACTTGGTTATATCCACCAACCAACAGGCCAGCGGCATAATCTCCCAAGACATAGAATGTAGCTCCCTGCTCAAACTGGTTGTAGCGGCTCTCGACGGATTCAGCAGTCTCAACGGCTGACATAGATGCCTTGGTCGCCTCACCAATTTCAGTCTGCTGTTGCTGCGCGATCATGGTCAGCAGATCAAGCGCGTCCTCGTGAATCTCGGCGTAGAACTTGCCCTGGTTGCGTAAATCGGTCAGCTGGAGAACATCTACTATCCGCGTAACTTTGACGCGCTGCACAGATGTCGGGGCGGTAGTTAGAATTACTGCGCCTCCACCCTCATCGCCGGCGCCAGTGACCGTGAAGTCGCTATTGAGCGTGAGGATTTGCGTAGTTTTGGCCTTGTCGTCGATCAGCGTCACCACTAGATCGGCCTCGCTGTTGAACTTATAGCCAATCGGGAACGTCTTGTTGATGCCGTCTCCGTTGAAGCTGGCGACATTGGTGCTGGTTTGTACAGTCATGCTTGTTTCCTTATCAAAGACAGCCGAACGCTCTCCGCTCTCGCCCGCCATGGCGCAGAGGAAAAGCAACAGAGGTGCTAGCGATAACAAGGGGCGCATGATCCGTTCCATCGGCAATGATAAGTGTCATTATGCCATGGATGGACAGCCCCTCCTGTCGATACGGCGAGGGCAATAAAAAACCCGCCTAGGCGGGTCGTTTATGCGTCGCGTGTTTTATGCCAGGCTTGACGCCAGCCATGCGGTGCCAATTACACCGCCGACTGCCAGGCCAATCCATAGGGCACCTTGAGCACCGCTCCGCACGGCGATAAATAGATCGCCAAGCGATCGGATGCGGTCATGGTACTGCTCAGCGGCTACCGAGACGGCAACCACCGATACGAACAAATAAGCTGCGATGACCCCGTACAGCCGGATTTGATCGGGCAGCACGAGGCCGACGGCGATGACTGCCAATAGTGGTGCCAAAAAGATGATTGAGCCGGCGACCAGCATGCGTTACCTCGCAATCCCTAGCGGGTCCAGGTAGGTCTGTGATGGCCGCAGCAGGAATTGCTGGGCGTTTTCCTTTTCTATCCGACGTTCCATGCGGCGCAATGCCCCCGGGTTAAGGGCCTCTTGCACGCTGTGCAGGAACAGATAGTCCATGGCCGTGCGAGTGTAAAACAGATTCGCGAAAGGTGTGTTCTGGATAGCGAAGCGGAAGCTGGCAGCCGCCGCGTCGTCACCGTCGCGCATCCTGGCGAACAGGTCATACCCACCGTCGATCAGGCCTAGCGTCGGGCCGGACAGCGACTGCGTAAGCCCGCCACCGAAGCGGTTTGCCTCACCGAACAGGAAGTCACCGTACAGGCCCAGCGCGCCACCCTGCAGCATCGCCGCGACCCAAGTCTTCGGATCGTCTGCCGGCCGAGGTTCGCGCCCCTTTAGCAGATCCTTCGTGGCCATGGCGCCATAGCCGAACAGCGTGGTCCACAGCATCAGCTGAGCAATACCGAGCTTTTCGCCGTTGCCACTGCGCATGGCCTGGATCAGCTCGCGGCCAGGGTTTGCGCCGTAGGCACCTGGCTGGTAGCCGCGGCCGTATAGTTCACGACCGAACGACTTCTGCAGGATGGCCACCGGAAAGGCCTTGAACTGACCGACGAACCGCAGAAGCTCGCCAGCGACAGTGCCAGGCTGGGTGCCGCGGCGCATCATGGCGCGTGTGCGCGCATCTGGCTCGATAACCGCATAGCTGGCCCGATCGGTGATGTAGCTGCGCAAGCTGCCGCGCAGTTCCTCGCGCAGCTCACCGATAGCAGCAGCATTGACCGTGCGGCCCTTGCTGGTGAGGTAGCCGGCGAGATCCGCATATGCGATATCGTCGATGCCCTGAGTGGTCATGTACTCGCGGCCGTCTGCCAGCCTGGCGCCAGTGCTGCGCACCAGGTCCCACTTGCCGGCATCGAAGTCGAACAGCTCGAGCGTACGCCGCAGGTCAGGGTTCATCTGCTCCCAGTTCAGCGCGCGGTTGTAGGCCAGGTGATGGCTCATCATCAGCGCCGCGGTGCTGCGCATGGTGTCAGTCCACCAAGTCAGGCCGTTGAGCTTGAAGAACAGCTGCTGGGCGCGGCTCATCTTGCCGCCCAGCGAATCGTCGGCGCTGAACTTGCTGACCACCTCCCCGCGCACGCTATCGAAGAACACGCCCATCGAGGACAGGATCTCGCGCTGCTCGGCCGGCTTCTTGCCGGACAACATGCCGCCGATCAGCGTGCCCATCGAGCCCAGCATGCCCTTGCCCTGGTAGCGCATTTCGCTTGCGGCAACAGGAAGGTCTGTCACGGCAGAGATCACCGCGCCGCCAAGCTTGGCCATTGACTGCCAGGCGCGAAGATTCGCAGCCACCCGGGCGCCGGTGTGATTCACCGCAATGCTAGCGCTGCCGTCGATCTCGGCGAAGCGAGTCTTGAGCATACCGCGGCGATCATCTTGGAAGCGCCGCATGGCCTCAGGGTCTTCCTTGAAGGCCAGTTGCAGCTCGTCAAGCGCAGCCTCGAAGTTGCCTTCAGGATTGGTGCCGAGCCGGCGCATGAGGCCGGTGCTTTGTCCGGAGCGGTCAAGGCCGCCGAGGAATGCCTCGCGCAGCGAACCAGTGCCGTAGACCTTGTTGTACTGATCCCAGGAAACGCCGTCCTTGAAGTGCAGGACGCGCTCGGCGCTGACCTTTTTGGCCAGGTTACGCGGGCCTTTGAATCCTGTCGGCTCAGGCGTCGAAACCTTCAGGTGCACACCGGAAACCAGGTTGTTATAGGTGGCCAGCAGGAATCCGTCGACATCAGAACCCGCTTCGAAAGTCCGCTCGTCCAGCAGCGGAAGGATCTCGTCGCGCCACTGCTTGAAGCCGGCACGCTGCAGCTTGTACGGGTCATGCGACTGGCGCACCACGTAGCCTGGCAGTTTGCGGATGAAGGCGCCTGCGCGATTCGCGTCGATGCGCGCGGCCTCCTGGTACTTCTGCATGATCTTGGCGATTGAGACCGCCTCTTTGCTCAGGCCATCAAGAGGCTTGTCCATGCCGATACGCCAGAGCGAGTCGGCAATGTCCTGGTCAAGGTCGCCACGGGTCAGGAACGGCAGCAGCCCCTCCTTCTCGATATCGTTGAGAAACCCGGCGATATAGGCTTGGCTGAGCTGTTTCTGCTCGGCCGCGACCGACCGGCGCGCGCCCGCCCGGGCAACGTTGGTGCCGACAAGGAAGGACTCGAGCCCGAGGTCCGGCCGATCCGACCAGGTGCTGCGAATGTAGCCGACCAGCTCAGCGCGACGACGAGCGTTGAGCAGTGCGTTGCGCTTCTCGATCACGGCAGCCAGCTTGACCTGATTGCCCATCTCGTCGGCGGCACGCATGGCGGCGTCTTCAAGGCCGAGCATTCCATCAGTGGCCTGCAGCTGCTTGATACGCGCCTGGAGATCGCCCACCAACTCGACCATCTCTTCTTCGTTCAGCTCGCGTCCTGCAGCCTTCGCGGCAGCCTGGATAGTGTCGATGCAATCTAATGCGGCCATTAGGTCCTCAACTGACAGAGTGCAGCGGCCCGGTAGGCAGCGGCGTAGGTTTCCGCGTCTGCGGCAAGTTCGTCGGCTTCGCGCATGAAGGGCTTCAGATCTATGCCGGCTTGAGCGGCCATCTCGTCGGTAAGTGCCAGCTCGTCTTCCAGCATCTTCTGTGCGCCGGGAAGATCGGTTCCGTCCAGCATTTTGGCAGTTTCGTCTGCGGCATATCCGGCAATTTCGCCTTCAGGGTCGACAACAGTCTCGACTGGCTCCTTGATCCGCTGGAGTGCGGCAGCACGCTTTGCGGGGTCGGCCAGGTCGAAGATAGCTTCGACATTGACGGGCCGGCCGGTGACGGACTGCGCCACCGCGGCGCGCAATGCTGTCTCGCGGACTTGCCACGGAGCAGCCTCGGCTTTCGATCTGGCCGTCTGGCGCAGGTCGAATCCGCTTGCGATGCGATTGGCTTCGGCGTCGATTCGCTCTTGGTAGCGCTGCGGGATCTCGCCACGCTGAAGGGCGTTTAGCTCTCCGCGGGCAATCTCTGCCTGCCGATTGACATCAGTGGCAGACTCAAGCTCTGCTTTACGCTCATTCAGCCGCTGGCGTTCTTCGGCAATCGCATCACGCGCAGCGCGCTCGGCCTGCTTGCGACTCATCCGCTGGCCCTGGAATTCCTTGGCGCGAGCTTTGAACGTGTCGTCTAGCGTGTCGAGCGTGCGCTGGACTGCTGCCTGCTCTGTCCGAATGTCGCGCACGTTTGGCAGCCGGCCGGCAGCAACCTCAGACAGCTCGGCCCGGATATCAGGAATGAGCGCCTCGCGCGCTTGCCTGCCTGCATCCTCGGCCAATCTGACACGGTCAGCCGCAATGCCACGCTCGAGCGAATCACGCAGCGCGAGCATTGGGTTCTCATCCACGCGCAGCGCAAACTCCTGCACTGCCGCCCGTGGCGTAGCCGATATGCTGGGCGTGATCTCAGGTGCTTCCGCTCTCACCGCGTCGAGCAGGTTGCCGCGGCGAAGGTCGCCGATCAGCCCGCCAGCGCTGTGCAGGCCGCCACCCAGGGCAGATCCGAAGGCAACGTTGAGCAGGCTATTGGTCAGGTCGTAGTCGGCCTGATCCTGAGCCGAGGCGTAGAGGATCAGCGGCTCGACCATCGCGGCGCCGACCGCACCCTCGATCGCACCAACCTGAGCACGCACAGCTGCGCGAGCGGCCACGGACTGCCCAGCGCGGGCCAGCATTGACGCATAGCGCGCCTCGCCAACCACAGGCACGAACGCCGACGCAACGTTGATCGGATCAAGCGCTGACGCAGCGAACCCAGCCAACAACTGAACCGGCACAGTAGAGGCCGGCGCGTTGTCCAGGATGAACTTGCGCTTGGTCTCCTCCCGCTTGCGTTCGATCAGGATGTCCAGCGCTCCGGCACGAATACCGGCGTCATCGACGGTCAGGTCGAGGCCTTCTTCCTTGATGCGGGCGCGAGCCTGTTCGGCGGTCAGCAGCGGGGTTTCTGGTTCGGCTCGGCGCTCGGGAATGCCATAGGCCGGATATGCCGGACTGATGACATCCCCCTGTTCGGCACGATTTAGCTCACCGATACGGCGGGCGGCGCTGGTCGGGTTCTCGAACATCGCCTGATCGAACGCCGCTTCTGCCGCGTCGAACTGCCCGGTGACAACGTCGTCGAGCAAGTTGCGGTCGCGGCGGATTACCAGCCCATCAGTGAAAAGCGTCATTATCTACCCCATGCTCCGGACGGCGCGTTGGCGTTGTTCATCTGCTGCCGGCCTTCGTTGAATCGCTGCCAGGCGCTTGGCTTACTGGCGGCTTCCGTGGCGAGGTCGTCGAAACTGCGCGTTACCGGCTCGCCTTCCTTCGTCAGCACCGCCTCGCCGCCGTAGTACAACGCGAGACCGCTTTCGTCCGGCAGGGTGACCCAATAGCCGTCCTTGCTGATCGCGGCTTTCACACGGTCGCGGGCGAAGGCCTCATCCACGCCCTTCGGCACTGCGAATCGCAGCGTAGACGGGTCAAGACTTTCAATGGCGCGCTCGGTGCCTGCCTCGACCATGTCGGCGTCAAAGGACTTCGGGACGCGATAGGTGCCGGCCAGGGTGTACTTGTCATCGATCAGCGATTTCTTCACCAGGCTGACGGCGTCTTTCGCGCTCTTGCCCTGGCTCATGTAGGCGTAGGCCAATCGCTCGGCTTCGCTATACAGCGTCGAGAACGTACGCTCGCCGCCAACCTGGCCGGCCAGAGTCAAGCGGAAGTCGGTCATCTCTTCTGCCAACACCTTCTTCGCATCACTGGCTTCGAGGCTGTCGAGCCCCGCCTTAAGCTCAGCCGTTTTCAGCGGAGCAATTCGCGCGAGCATCGCCGATGTCTGCGGGTCGACGCCCGTTCCGATCACCAGTGCTGCGCCTGGCAGCTTGTCCTGCAACTGCTTGTAGACGGTGGGCCAGTGCTTGCCCCACTGCTGCTGCAGCTCTTCGATGATCTGCGCGGAGTTGCTGCCGCCGTCCGCTGTGTTCTCGAATGCTGCCGCGATACCAGCCGCCTGCTTCTCGCTCAACAGCCGAGGTTCAGGCGCGCCGAGGCGCTGCTGCTCAGCGAGCATGGCCGTGGCATAGGCCTCGACGGCAGCAGGGTCTCCGCTTGCAGCGTCCTCTGCCGCTTTGCGCAATAGAGGGCTGCGACTGGCAACGTAGGTCGCCGGGTCGCGCTGCAGCTCATCGCCCAAGCGAGAGGCCGTGTTGACCAGCTGGCCGAACAGCTTTGCATCGACTGCGAAGCCTTCCGTTGCCACGCCATCGCGCGCTGGCATGAACTGGTCGATCAGTTTGGCGCGCTCGTCCGGTGAGGCCATGGCAACCTGGCGGATAGCCGTTCCGATGTCCTGCGTCTTGACGAACTGCGCATAGCGCTCTGCCCCCTCCTTCGCGCCGTAGGAGGCAACAAAATCGGAGGCGGTCGGCGGGTTGTCGAAGTCATACCCCGACAGGTAAGCCGACTGTGCATCGGACACACGACTCGACAGTTCAGCGCGGGCGATCGCCTGCATCTGCCTGGCTTCGATCTCGCGGGCCTTGATCTCGCGGTCGATCAGGCGGCTGATCTGCACCTGGTCCTCGGCGGTCATCTGGTCCTGGGCGGACTGGAAGTAGCTTTTGGCCTTGTACGGATCATCGTTGACCATGCGCGAGATCACGGCCGAGGCCATGCCGCTGTTGGCCTTGAGCAGATTGGCCTGCTGCATTTCAGCCGGTAGGCCCTTGCGCTCAGCCTGGGCCTTCAGCACCGCCGCCATCTTGTTCTGGTAGTGGGCGATCTTCTCCGGGTCGTTGTAGTTGAGCGCAGCGCCCTGCATGGACGTTTCGATCTGGCCGCGGTCAACGTCGTCGTAGTACTGCTCGCGCTCGCGATACTCGTAGCGGTTCAGGTCATTGTTCAGCGACTGCCGGCGCCGCATGACGATCTCGGCGTACCGGGCCCGCTGACGCTCGTTCTTTAGCGTCTTGGCGACCTGCTCCTGCTGCTTCTCGAACTGGCCGATGGTCTGGTTTGTGATATCGAGTGCGGCAGCGCCTTTCTTGGCGTACACGCCGTTCTGCGGGTCGAAGAAGGTCTGCTGTTGCCACTGGTCGAGCTGTTGGTCCGCGGCCATCAGCGCCGCGGTGTCGGCCTTCTCCTGCTCGCGCATAGCGAACTGCTGTGCCGCCTGGCCGATCTGAGCCAGCCCGCGCTGCAGCCCGGAGTTATCCGGCCCCTGCCCGCCGACTGTTGGCGCACCGAGGCCACGCTGCTGTACCTGCGGGCCGTCAATCGTTGGAATGCGCGCCATCAGCTCATACCCCCGAATGACCCAAAGGCGCTACCGATGCCGCCCAGGATCGAACCCGTTGCGGCGCTCTTGGCGTTGCTCTGCGCCATGCGGCCATTCATCAAATCGTTCTGTGCACCCACGCGATAGCCCCAGGCCTCGCGCGCAGCGTTGTTGGCGATGGTCAGGGCGTCGAACTCACCGAAGGCGGCCGTGTCGTCCTGGATATCGGCAGCGGTACCACTGTTGACGTCGACACCATTGGCGGCAAAGCCAGCACGCTGCGAACCGATCAGCTGCCCGACCTGGCGCCGGTACTGGTCTGCTTGCACGTCGCCGCGCTTGATGGCGTCCTGCGCAGCCGCTTCCTTGTAGCCAGCGTTCTGCTCGGCCATCGCGGCCTGAAAGGCGCCCTGCTGCCTGGCGTTCTGCGCGCCCATCATGCCGCCTGCGAGCGAAATTGCGATTGGGATAGCTGCCATCCAGCACATATCAGGCGCTCCGAGTCATGCAAAAGGGTTTGAAGAGCATCCCCAGCGGGCCGTAACCCACTGGTTCGCCAAAGGTGAAGCCGAGCCATTCCAGCCAGCGAATGGCAACGGTGTTGCGCACGTCCACGAAGTTCAGCAGCGACTCGTGCCGCGTCAGCATCTCCTCGACTTCCGGCTTGCATACCTGCAGGAAGGCCCGCGGGTAGCGTTCGACGTGGACGGTGCTGATCAGCCAGGGAATGCCCGTCCGCCCGTCGTGCGCGGTATCGCCGAAGATCGCCACGACAAGGCCGTCCACAACGATCTTCGAGGCTTTGCAGCAGTCGCTCAGGCCATCGGCAATGGCCGTAGACAGGTCGATCTGCAGCGCACCCTCGATCTCGTCCCGATCAGCCTGACGGATGATCGGCAAGATGCCGGGGATATCCGCCTCGGTTAACGGTAGGACTTCAGCCTTTGCCACTGATGGTGATCTCCGGGATAAGCGCAAGGATGGTGAGCGGAAGCGGGTCAGGCTGCTGGATGTATACGCGGCCAGACTCCTGCCACACCGACTGGATCTTCAGCTCGGTGATGCCGGTCGTTGCCGCAACCGGCGAGTCGTAGGTTTCCCGGTACTCGGGCTTTGTCTCGTAGAGCTTGGCGCCGCGCTTCGGCCCAGCCCAAAAGTTCCGAGAGGCCTCAAGGAACGCCGTCACGCTCGTGATGACCTTGCGCTTGTCGAGCTGGGTGGCCGACGACTTGTCTGCCCAATCGATTTCGAGCGTTTCCATCTCAGCCACATACGGCAGCCCTGCATGCACTACGGCAGAGACGTGCTGCAGACTGATCGAGCCGCCCGAGACGACGCGCTGCGGGTGAACGTCGCCATCGGTGAGAACGGAGACCGTTTTCCCCTCAAGGTGTCCAAGGCCAGAGATCGTCTCGGCCATCAGCGCCCAGTCGCTCACGGCGACGCCGCGCAGGCTTTCCGGGCAGATTTCAAGCAGCTTGGCGGTAACCACGGTCGACGACGTGTAGGCAGTGACCTCAACGCGCACCATCTCTGTGCCGACGCGCAGACGATAGGTGCGCCCCACGCTGCCAGCGCTGAACGGTGCGTGACCTGCTGCAGTGACAGTCACCGTCTGCGGATACTTCCAGTCGGCACCGCCACTAAGCGTCAAGGTTGCCGCTGCATTCTTGTTCCGGCCGTCATAGGTCAGGCCGCAGTCCACAAAAAACGCATCCTCAGCGTCTTCGATGTCACGCGCTGCCATCCGCTCGACGTAGCGCTTCGTTACGCCGTTGATGGTGCGTCGCACGAGGAGATAGAGCGCGTCCATCTGGCCCTCGGCGATGCTACACACCGATTCGACGAAGCCGTCCGTGTGGTGCTGATGCCAGGCGAGCAATTGCTCTTCCGGCAGGAACGTCATGCCCAGCAGTGCGCCGTCGTTCCTCGCGGCCCAGACCAAGCGGTCCGGGATCTGCTGGTACGCCCAGTCCACAAGCGTGTGCCCGCGGAAGAAGTGCGGCGAGAACTTGGTCAGGTCGTCACCCGAGAAGCCGTCTGCCTCGAATGTGTAGGCCAGCGACGACACTGCGTTGTTGCGCTGCTGTACGTAGATGGCCGAGTCGTTGATCACGATCGGCGGAATCTTCGAGACGCCGTTGTAGCTCTGGATGTCCGCCTTGACGGTCTTCGGCGTGATGCCGGACTCACCGCCCGACACCACCCACTCGCCGCCTGTGGTCAGGCCGAGCAACTGCCGCAACGGCAGGATGTGGCGGAACCGGTGCACCTGGCGTGAAGCGATCGTGAAGGTGATCGAGTCGTCGTCCTTCACCGGCGTGGCATAGCCGAAGTTCCGGAAGTTACCGGTCTTGCTCATCCAGACGGTTTGCGGGCTCTTGTCGCTCCCCGCGAAACACAGACGCTGCTGGTAGTAGCCCACGGCGCCAGGGTAATTTCCGGCGCCTACAAAGGGGTTGTTCCCGGTCGGCGGCGTGTCGGTCTTGACCGGCGCGATGTTGATGTCGTTGAAGGTCAGCCCGTCGGCCTTGCCGATGAAGCCGTAGATGCCCGAACTGTTCGAGTCCTTGTAAACGTTGTAGTAGTCGGCGCCACTGACGGCCGACCAGCTCAGCGAGGCGCCGGCCTTGTTGTCCCAGCTCGTTACCGACACAGACGCCGACGGCAAGCTTTCTTCGGGCACCTCGCTATCCGCCACGGCGGTGACAACGTAACGGTAAGTCGTGGTGTCGCCAGAGCCTCCAGAGCGCGGCGAGCCGGACAACCCAGTCGGGGCCGAGATGCTCGGGACAAAGCTGATCGTGCCAAGCGTCCAGTTGTCATGCCCGAGGCGCGACAGTTGGCGCGGCGCGTGCGCCGGGTGAACCAGGATCATCACGTCCGCCGACTGCGTGTAGTTCAGCTCGAACAGCTGCGCAGCGGTGAACGGCGTTGCGATCTCATACGGAACGCCTGGGCTCGATTCGATGACCCCGCCGTCCTTGTAGACGCGCATGTAGAGGTTGCCGAACTCGAGGACGTAGGTCTGCTCGTCGTTGAACTGAAACGGGATCAGGCGGGCCACGCCGCTGCCTTTGGTCTCGTTCACGAACACGGTGCCGGGGCGGTTCTTTACACCGCCGTACGGCATGACAAAGAAGTTCGAGCACAGGCGCAGGCCGGTCTGGTAACGGGCCAGGTCGACGCGCGCATAGAGCGACGGCGCCAGTTCTCCGGCCGCAAACGACGGCTGAATGGTGGATGTGCCCATTAGTTGCGCGCCTGTATGAACTCTGATTCAGGGGCCGGGCCATCCTCGACTTCCTCGAAGGCGAGCGCCTGAGCCTGGCTGATGGTGATCTGATAGTTCTGCATGGCTGCCTGGTAGTTCTCTGGCTTGGCCTGCAGCCCCATTGCAAGCTCCGCAGCGAGCCGCCACGCGAGCGCATTGGTGAACATGGGCGAGAAGTAGGTCGTGTCCTCGACTCGCGCGGTGTAGGCGATCTCGGCCTGCTCCTGATTGGTCACTATGGCGCGGCCGCCCGAGGCGTTTATCACCTGGTACGGGATGCGCTGGTCAGCCCGCGGCATGACAATGCCCGGCACCGTGATGCGCCGGATCTGCAGGCAGTCGGTCGGGTAGCG